TTGATTGGGTCTGACACGGCGGACTCCGTTGCTTTGGATATGCGCCAATGATGGCAAACCAGCCAGCATTTTCAGGGAGTGCAAAAGAAGAAAGCCGCACGGTGGCGGCTTGTCTTTTCTTTACGCCGGGGCGCCCTCTCGGGTTATGCCGGCCGGCGCGTCACTCACTCGACTACTTGCCAGTCTTCGGCGAGAGCATCGGTCTGACTGCACAGCCACGGAACAACTTTCCCGTCCGCCGTCTTCATGTCAATGTGCGGACAGTAGTGAATCTCCGTGCCCTCTTGGTAGATTCCGAGAAGCGGTGGACGATTAACCTTGAATGTCGATCCTTGAACTAGGAATAGGAACATTCCTTTTCCGTTCCATCCGGCACGAGCAACCTTCTTCCCCTGCTTTAGCATGTGCAGCGCATCGCCGAACGTCAGCGATTGTCCTTCCCGTTCGATCGCACGATAGGATGCCTCGAATACATCCTTTGGGCTCCAACTGGTGTAACCGTCTGCGTAGATGACTCCATATCCCGGCTTCCCGTCCTTCTCTTGCGGGTACGCGGTGATGATCTTGGTTCCAATGTACTTTCTAGTCATGTCAGTCCTCGTTAAAGTTCGCCGATGTTGTGATACTCGACATATTCAAAAGCTTCGTCCGATGCTGAACGCTTTGGGCCGAACTCTTGCTCGAACAAGCCAAGCGCCCTTGCTGCCTTCTTCTCGTCGTACAGTTCCGTGTCGTCGTTGATGTACGCACGGAACTTCATCCACTCGATCAGCGACAGATGCCAGCGCGGCGCGATTTCAGGCTCGCTATTGATTTCCATTGCGTTCATCGGCTCGCGAACAACGGTCATCTGCAATTCATCCCCTACGGCCGGGATCGGATGGAGTCGGATCTTGTTCGTCTCGTAGTCGAGCACGGCAAAGCACGGGGTCGATTGACTGGCCGACGAATCCCACCCGGGATTGAAGTCGTCCATCTCACGCGCCTGTGCCTTCCGCAACTGTTCCGACTGAGATAACAGGCGAATCCGGCGAATCGAGACGATGCGCGGGTCGATCTCAACGTCCGGATCGCCGGCCGAAACGCTGGCTGTAGCTATTGGACTGGTCGAGTCCGTGATCAGCCGTGCCCGTCGTGCCGCTTCGATCTGCGCTTCGTTGAGATAGAGCAACGCCGCATCGTCCGAGACAAGGTACGGCTTAACCGTATCCCGGATGTCGCGGCGGAATACTTCAATCAGCTTGGATGCCTTCATTGCAACACTCCAAAAACTTCATCCGGGGGAATCCACTGCGCACACAAGGCGGCGCCGGTTTCCTTGTCTTGATGGCAGAACTCACTGCCATAGTGCAATCGATGACAGGGATAGCAAGGCAACCCCGATGGCGCGAGCGCCGCCGTGTTCTTCCAGTGCTTCGTCAGGTTTTCATGCGACGAATGGGAGAGCAGACAGACCTTGCGGTTATCCTCAAAGGCCACCGCGTTCAAGACGCCCGTCTCACAGCCAATCACTACGTCCGCCACTTGCGCCAACGTCAGCGTGTCCCGAATGTTCATTTCGCCCGACAGGCAGACGACGCGAGGTTCCTTTTCCCAGCCGACTTCGAGGATCTTGCACGCCTCATCGCCCACCATGAAGATGCGGCAGTTCGGTTTTTCGAGCAGAATCCGCGCAATCACGGCGTCCTGATGTGGGTAGAACTTGTGAATTGACGAGCCGGCCAGCGCAAAAACGACGTTATACCCACCGGGGAGCAACCTTCCCTTAGCGCGCTCCGTCTCTTCCGGCGTTGGATAGAACCGCGCTTCGGAGACGTAGGGAATGCCCGCCAGTTCGGATGCAAACTCCAGGTAATTGACGTTCATCATCTTGTGACGAACGGACTGCGGCCACGCATGATTCGCCCGTCCAGGCATCGCCAGGAACGTCCCTTCGACCGACTCCGAGAGGTTCACAAAGCGCGTGTAGCGCTTGGCGATACACTGCCAGAACGCTCCCAATTCATGATTCGGCACCTGATCGGTTTCGAGGATGAACCAGTCGTCCGCGTGCGGATCATTGCGAATGATGTTCTTCCCGCTCGGCGTCGTCATCACCGTGACGTGAAACCCTTGTCGCTTGAATTCAGGGAACAGGTTCGCCGTCTGGATCATGTCGCCAAAGCCGCCGAAACGGCAGATACAAACCGTTTTCTCCGGTTTTGCCTTTGCGGCATCGATCCATGAATGCGTATGCTTTTCCAACGTCTTCTTGAAGACGAGAACGCCCGGTTCGTCCTTGCTTGACGGGTTCTCTCGGCGAAGCACATCCCAACCCAGCGCGACAGCCCGTAGACGCTCAGTAACCTGTTTCGCCTTTTCATCACCATCTTCCAGGCGAATGACGAGTTTCCCGCCGACCTTGAGGCAGCGCCACCAGTCGGCCAGTGTGGCGCTCGCATCCTTCAGACCGGATAGATTGGCACGAATCACCAGCGCATCGCAGGATTCGTCCTCAATAACCAAGGACAAATCGCCCGCATCCTCGACGCGGATATCCGGGCTCTCATCGAGTCCCGGCGTTCCGACCTTCAAGACGTGCGGGAAGCACTTCTTTCCCGGACCAATCTCAAGAACAGTTCCGGCTAGATGCTCAACAATCTCGTATTTGAACTCGCTCGCCTTCATTCGATCTCGCTTTGTGCCGCCAGTTGGTCATCGACGCTGGTCTCGGTTGTCTCGTCCGTTGCCGACGCCTTTGGGCGCCCGCGCTTTGGCCGTGACTCGATCTCATTGCCAGCCGCATCGAAGAGCCGCCCGTCTTGCTCGTAACGGGCGTCTCCTGAATCCCCGAAGATTTCGCCGTAGCCACGGCTTCGATCAAGGACTGTCACTTGATGACGAACTCCACGCACGCGCAGTTCTCGAACGGCGATTCGGACTTTGTTGCACTCCCCATGCCGCCCTGGCTGTTCGTCGCGTCACCGGAAAGGTCGGCGCCGTAGGTGTCCGTTGCCCCTGTCGACGTACCACGATCAGGCATTGATCCCGGCTGCATCCCGTTGCCGGTGCGGTTGATCTTGCCAAGCTCAGAAGTTGTGCCCATGATGTTTCTCCTAGTATTTCGCCCATTCGGGCAGGTTGCGCCACAAAAAGAAGTCACTCCCATTAACGATAGAAAGACTCAGGCGGTGTTTTAGCGCCAGTGTCGTCATCGAACGAATGGAAAACAAATTTAGATGCCCGACGCGCGGATTCGCGTACCACCAACTATCGATATCCTCGCCGTCGTTCGGGATGGTGCCGATGCGGATCAGGCACGGATCGTCCATGAATCCAGACAGCGATTCGATAAATCCATGCGGATCAGGAACGTGCTCGATCACCTCGAATGCGGTGATCAGATTGAACTTCCCGCCGGGAAGACACGGGCTTGAAAACGGGTCGTAGGACTCCGACCGGAACCCAACCGCGTTGAGTTTGCTCGACAATCGTCCGTCGCCCGAACCGTAATCCAGGTGCCGAATGGACTTGCGCGCAAAGTGATAGCCATAAACCAGCGCGTTTTGCTGATTCTTCACGCGGCCAGATTCGGCATCGAGATAATCCGCGTCGTACTTCGGGTAGTCGGCGTTGTAGATGTGCTGTGATAGCCATTCTTTCGACTGCGCGATCAGCCACGGCGCGAAGACATGCCCGCAGGACGAACACTTGAAATATCCGACAGAATGGCTTTTGAAGCATAAAGATGGGGAACCCTGCCCGTCCTGTGCAACATCAAACGGAATACTGGCTATCTTCTCCGTTGATGAGGCGCAGATCGGGCAGGTGTGCGTCATACCTTAAGCTGCACTATCCCACTTGATGACACGGGCCTGAGCGGCAGCGGTATGGACGAGGCCAAATCCTCCGAGGTAGTACCAGGCGATGCCGCGCGACCGGCCGTAGTCGGTCGGAATCTTGCCGCGCATCTCTTCCGGCACCGCCACGCCTTCCGCCACCGTATCGGCGCCGAAGAAGAAAGCCCAGTTCGACTTGGCATTCGTCCAGGTCGCTTTCGCGATGTTGGTCTGCTCGACGAAGCGGGTGTTCTCGTAGCGGCCAATTTCGCCGTTGGCGATCATGCCGAAGCCTTCGGTGGTGTACTGATGGACCGTTTCAAGCTCGTCCTTGAAGTTGCGCAAGGTGCCAGGGTGCGCGATGGAGAAGTAATCATCCCCTTCATACGGCGGGATGTTGCGCTCCTTCATCGTATCGACGATCAACTTGACGTGCCCCTTGCCGAGCGCCACGTTGTTCGTGCCTGTAACGGTGCCGTTGGTGTACAAGGTAATTGCGTTGGTCGACGTACCCGAGGCGGCGATCGCGCGCAGCGGCGTCAAGGCAAATTGCGCGTGCGCGGCAATGTCGAACGCTTTCTTGGCGTCGTTTTTCAGCACCTTGTTGATCACTTCCTTGACCGGGTGCGCGGACAGATCATCCAGCTTCCCGGTGTAGGGCACCGAATTGCCGAACTCGGTAATCGTCATCGTGCCTTGCGTGATCGTGAAATTGCTTTCCGGCATGGTCGTGGTTTCAACCAGGACCGTGCCTTGCGTTGCGATGTCCGAATACACGTTCCAGTGGAAGGTATCGCCCTTGCCCTTGCCTTGGACGGCGGCGTCCTTGACATCCGCAAACTGGCGGAACTTGCACAGCGGTTGAACGGCTTGCCGAAGCACCTTCGACAAGGAATCCGAATACATGTAACCCCCGAGGGAGTTGGTAAGCCATACTTGACCGGCCATGATATTTCTCCTTGATTAGTCCGTTGGTTTGGGCATCGTTTGCCCGAGTCTGCGCGCCGCCATTTGCGCAATCACCGAGGACACATCCTGCGTCTCGGACTTCGGCGTCACCGCTGCGGCGGATGCGGTTGGCACGGTGTCAAGTCGTGCCTTGTTCTGTTCGCGCTTGCTCACCGGCTTTTCTTCAGGTTGCGGGCGTCCCTTTCCGAACTCCTTGTAAATCTCGTCGCACACCGCCAACATGGCTTGACTACGCGGTTCGCCGTTGGCGACGCGCTGGTCGATTTCCATGACAGCGAGGTTTTCGAGACGCGGGGAACTCAGAATTTCGGGATAGTCCGTCTTGACCTTCTCGAATGCCTGGTTAATGGCAATCTGCTCCAGAACACGCTGCGTCAATTGGCCTTCATCCACTGACTGAACTACAGGCTGGGTAGGCCGGTCGCCGCCCTTCTGCTTGTTCAACAGGTTTGCAAGCGCCTCTGCCGCTGCGTCTTGATCGCCTTCATACAACTTGGCGAATACTTCGGCCGTCTCCTTGCGCAAATCAACGACAGGCGCTTCGGGTTCCGGCTCGGGTTGTTGGACCGCCGCTGTTTGCGCCGCGAGTTGCGCTTCCCGAAGGATGCGCGCGGCTTCTTCCAATCGATGATCGGCAGCGGCATTCTTTTGATAGGTGCGGATCAGATCATCCTGATCCACTTCCATCTCGACGCCATCGACCTTGACGCGGAACTTAGCCGGCGCAACGGCCGGCTCCTTGTTCTCAGGCTCGGCTTCGGGCGTCGTTTCAATGGGCGCATCGTCCGCAGCCTCGCGATCGATCGTCCCGTCAAGTTCTGTTTCCAGTTCTTGGCGCCGGGATTCCTCGATTGCGGCCATCGCCTTCATGCGTGGCGATTCCGGCGAGGTCAGCGTGACCACTTCTTCAGCCGGCACGTCTGTAACGATGGCGTCGGCCAGTTCGGCTACTCCCATTTAGTGCTCTCCTTCATGCAGTTGTTGTTGGGCGTTCTCGCCCTGTTGAATCACATCCGCCAGCCAATACTGGATCGACTCGGCGACCGCGATCGTGTTTTGCAACGCGCGGATCGTCTTGGCGTCTTCCGGGTCGGCTCCCTTCAGCGCTTCCACTGCTTCATCGACTTGCGCCTCGGCACGACGGACGAGGTAGCGGCCGATGTCGGACTGGAGAAACGCTTCCGCCTGAAAGCCCAAATCAACGGCCTTCAGGAGCGGGCTAAGTTCTTTGTTGTCTGTCATGGCGGGAAACATACTTCGCCAGCCAGCATTTTTATTGCCCGCCTTCGATGCCCTGATTCATTCCGGTGGCCGGATTGGCGGGCGTCATCGGGTTGGTGTTCGTCTCGGGGGGAAGCGCGGGCGTCCCTTGCGGAATCTGCGGAATCAACGGCGCTTCGTTCTGATCGACGAATCCGGACGAACGGGCAATCTCATCCGCTGCTTGCGCGACGGCTGGCTGCATGGCGATGTTCGCGGCGGCTTGGGTGGCCGAGAACAATCCTTCGACGTTCTTCGTCACCGCTTCGGCTAAGGTCTTCTTGGTCTGCGCCTTCTTCAATTCCACGTCCGCCGCAACCAGTTCAGGCGGGCTCTTGGCTTCCAGCGCCTGCTTCAACTCCTGAATCTGCTGCTCAAGTTGGGTAATGCGCGGATCGCCTTCTCCATCGAACTTGAAGAAGCGGCCCCCGTTTTTGTGGCCCAAGGCGCCGAAGATTTCCTTGATGACTTCCTGTGCATCCACCCCGTACTGCGTCAGCACGCCATCAGCCAATGCTGTTTTCACGCCGTTGATTCCGGTCAGCAGGTTGTTGATCTTCTGCGTTGGACTCGTTGCCGACATGCCGACATTGACGGTCAACGTCAGTTCGCGCATGAGCAAGTCATCTGTCACCGAATCCAGGCCGAGCTTCTGGAATAGTTCGCTCTTGGATTGTGCAAACGCCAGCACCTTCGTATCGGTTTCGTAGAACTGTTCGAGCATGACCAGTTGCCGAAGTACAGGCTCGACCCATGTCTCGATGAACGTCTTTATCGAGTAAGCGCGGACCTTGTTGGCGTCGTTGGCCAGGATCTCCATGCCGCCCACGGTTTCATTCAGGCGACGATTGGCCTGAATGGACGATTGCGACATGTTTCCAGAGACTTCATCGAAGTCCATATTCGCCCGGTCCTGCTCCTGATACGACGAGCTGGTCACGTCCGGCGTGTCGACGACCTTCACATCTTCATCCGGGTTGGTCAGCAACGTGACGCCGCCCGGAACGTTGCGCGTCAATGCTCGTATATCGACTTGCCGATTGCGGCGCACGAAATAGCGCTTGTTCATGGCAAACTTGACGTTATCGATGCGCTGGTTGGCGATCTCGTTCGTCAATCCCTGCACATCGCGCACCAGATGGACTTCGCTCTGCGGGTCGTTGCGGTGCGCCTCGATTACCGTCTTGCCCAAGACAAACGGGCGGCGTCCGTGGGCATACTGAGTCGTTAGTGGCTCAGGGTCGCTCAACAGATGTTCAGTACCGAGCGTATAGAACATCACGTCGCCGTCTTCATCAGAAAGCACGTTCTGATGCACCCAAACAACGGTATAAGGCGTAATCGACGTGATGGCGTCCGTGCTGTCGGTCTTGTCACCATCGCGCAGCATCTTTGTCGTGTCGGCATAGCGCTTGGCCGCACTGAGGATTTGCGCATCGGTCATCGGCTTCCATCTCTGCTCACCGATACGCTTCTTCACATCCTTGACATACATCGGACGCAACCAGATGAGATAGGGGCTGGTGTTGATCGGGTCCGTCCAATCCGCCGATGGGTCGTAGCGGAAGTTTTCACGCGGGATAAGCGTCACGTTCGGACGATCCCGGTTCATGTCCCACTCTTGATGACTGATCACTACCCCCTGGACTTCGGCATCCTGGAAAGCGCCAATGACCGTCTGAAACCACGGCACGGCATGCGGCCCATTGCCGGCCAACCGGTATTGCAACAACGCGCGAACGATCTCGGCGCTCGCCATCTGCGCATCGTCCGTCTCTTGTACCGGATCGATGGCGACGATATCTGAGGTCGAAAAGAAGGCTTCGGCGACACTGGCCTCAGCCGAGCGCACCATCGCGCGGGTCTTAGGGCGGAAGTAGGAACTGCGCGAACGATAGGACTCGCTGAGATACTTCGATCCGGCCGGATGCTTGCTTTGGAACTGGCGCAGATTGCGTTCCAGGTCCGGACGAATATTCGCGTCGAAGTACGTCGTTGATCCAGAGAAGGCGTCGCGCGCCAACTGTAGCGCGTTGGCAGCGTCAATCATTTCAACTCTCCGATCGGATTCCCGGCAAAGTCGAGCGGCATGAGGTTCATCTTTTCCGCATTCATCCGGCCGCGCGCCACCTTGAAGCGCTCCAGAATCTCGCCCCCAGCCATGACAGCGGCTTTACGGGCTTCGCTGGCGGAATAGCGCTTGTTGAGATGCAGTAGATAGCCGTATTTTCCCGAGAGCATGAGGTTGTGAATCGTCGCAATACCTTGCTCACTGCGCACATTGACCGCCCAAAGATGGCCCGGATACGCCGTATTGAGCGCGTCGGCGTAATCCTTGGCGGTGGCGATATCCAGGGCATCCTGTTGTGCGGCATAGTCATTGGCGATCAACAGGTTCGATTCATCGCCGTGGAAATGCACAGCAGGCGTCTGCGGGGTTAGGTCCATTCCGGCTCCGTCTCGTCTTGAAGCAATTGCTGCTTCTGATGCTCGGTCAGCCACAGGTACTCGCGTTGGCTGTAATACTGGCGAACGGCCTCCGGGAGTTCGTCGTATTCGGACGAATCCTCATTGCATGGGATGGTCGGCTCGCTCATGCGGCCTTTATAGCCGCACAGCCAGCATTTCCAGCGGTCAGCCGGGAGATTTCGGCGTCTTGAACTGCCGGCCGTTGGAGAACTGATACGCCGGCTCTTGCTGCTCTACCGGCTCGCCCGCTTCGGCGTTGGCGATAGCGACTTCGGAAGACCAGACGCGCTGCGTGAAGGTCGGGCCTCCGGGGAAATTGTTCGGGGTGTTTTCATCCGGCATGATCAGGCTCCATCGGCAAAGACTTCGGGTTCAAGCGCTCGCTCGTCAATGATGAGCGGCGGTTCGGCTTCGATGTCCTCGATTCGGCTGATGGCGTCGATCAAGTCGTCATGCACACCAAACGGGAACACAAGATACTCATCGAGCAGGCTCTTGTTGAGCGAATACCGGCGCTTCTCTTCATCCAATCGGAAGGTCGGAGAATAGACGCGGAACGGCTGTCCTTCGGCCTTGACCCGGGCTTGCGCCTTGGTTTCTTCCTGGACTACGGCCGGAAGATAGAAGCGCCCCGCTCTGAAATACGGCTCCAGGCGTTGCACGCGATCGATCTTGCTGCCCGGGCCTTCTCTCGGCCACGCCAGTTCGACGATCTCGAAGGCGTCTTTGTCGCGCCGCATCATCTCGTCGAAGTATTCAAGGTCCGATGTGCTGCCGTAGCGCTCGTAACCGACCTTGACGAGTTGCACCCCGGGCATTGCCATCCACACCTTGCGCAGCCCTTTGATCGCGGCATAGCGCTCGGAGAGCGTCATCCGATGGTGATAGCCATCCAGTAGCCAGCGATTTCCCGCCGAGTCAATGCCAACCACCGGAATCGCTGTGCGGTCGCTGCCTTTCTTCTTTGAACTGGCCGGGTCGCAGAGGATGTAGACGTTGAGCGTCGCCGGCCGGATGTCAGAGAACTTCAGCCACTCCTTGTTGAAGATCGCATTGTTCCCGGCAGCGGGGTTCTGAAGCATCTGCGCAGCCAAGACGGACGATGTTTGCTTGCGCTTCTTGTCCTCCCACACTTCGGGAGAGAGGAACACTGGCTTTCCGTCGCGCGTTCCGTCGTGGGTCGCCGCGTAGATCCTCGGCTTGACGGCGCCCATCTCGATCATGGCGTTGTAGGTGTCGCCAAAGTGGTATCGGGTGCCGATATGCCACGCCCGGGCGAGCGATCCATCTTCCGGCCGCGCGCCTAAGTTGTCGGATAACGACCAGGCTTCCGTCGTCTTCGTGATCATCTCGGGTGAGGTCACGCTATCGACCGTCACCACATCATCGTAGACACGCAGCAGAAAGTGCGCCCCGGTCGGCTGCCCATCCACTAGGCCATGCGCCTCAATCGTCGCCTCTTTCGGATTGCTCTTGCGCTTGACGACAATCCCGGAGTCTTCGGCCCAGCGCGGACTTTCCTTCTTCGGGTCGGCGTAGAGAATATCGGGATAAAGCTGCTTCAGCGTCTCGTTCGACTCAAACTCGTACTTGATCTGGCGCAGGAACTTGCGGGCAACCGGCTTGTTGAACGAGAAGATGCCGATGGTGATCTCAGGATTGTTCAGAATCTCCTGGATGACGCCAGCGAACGTAATTACGGTCGATTTGTAATGTTCACGACTCCATAGATCGAGATAGCCATCCGGGTCGCGCTCGACTTCTCGGCAACGGGCGTAGATCCACGGATGATCTGCATCTGATCGATTGAGAATTTTGGTCAGGAGGAAGAATCGATCGTTCTTTCCAAGCCAGCGCGTTGCCTCATCGCCGAACTGGTCAATCAGTCTCAGCCATGCGGCCTTAGCTTTCTTTAGTGAAGCGCCGCGTATCGCCTTGGATAACGCATCATCAAAGACCGGTTGCGAATCACTCATCACTTCCAACGAGTTCGGCCATCAGGTCATCACGGAAACTCTTCGAGGCTTCCGACATGCCTTTGACGATGCCTTCGCCAAGGGCTTTTGCTGAATCCGAAGGGTCGGGCGTTGTGTCGATCTTCAACACCTTGCGTTCTAGCTCAATCAGCGTCTTGAGTGATTCCGCTAGGAGCTTGACGTTCTTTACCTGCTGCGGGATGCTGATAGCCGCCCGGTACAGGTCGTTTAGTTTGTCTTGCCCTGAATCGTTTTGATCGCGCAGAATTTCGCCGATCTGATCAAACTCTTCCGGGAAATCTAGCTCTGCTTCAACAACGGCCCATAAACGCTGTACGGTCGTTCTGGCGCGGGAAATGTCTGCGCGCTGATTGACAATCTTTTCGGCCAGCATTTCAGCATTGGCCTCTACGATTCGACGCTCGGTTACACGCTGTTCTTGTGTAACTTCGGGTGTAACCAATGCCTGTGTAACCAGGGCATCAACGCGCGATTCAATCTTTGCAGACAGGTCGCGCTCAACCCCTTCTTTGGCCCAATGCTTAATAATCGCTGCGCGAGAGACCGAGTATTCCTTTGATAGCTGAAGAACAGACACGACGCCAGCGCGCCAATCTGGCTCCATTGCCTCCCAATCAATTGTCCGCGCAACAGCCACACCATTCCCCGCTAATCACGATGGGCTGATTGTGGAGTAACAGCCAGCCTT